CTCGCCATCGGCCACAAATTCCTTCTTCACCGCCAGAACCCGATGACCGCGCAGAAAGCCGTTCATCTCGGCTTCCGCCTCGCTGACGTTTTTGATCGGTACTACAAACATTTTCAGTTGCATCTGGATTTAAAAAATAAAATCGACCGCTGCGCGGTATTCTTTTTCCTGGTTCGTAGATTTAATTTCAATTCACCGCTCCACTGCCTCTCCGCAGTCAGGCGGCGTTCGTCCCTCTCTTGCCCCGCCTGCTCCGGGCAGCTCACTGACCTGGGGCCAGGACAGCCCGGAAGCCGACGCCGTTGCGGTTGAAGGCGAAGTCCGGGTAGTTGAGGTTGCGGAAGGCACAGCGCGCGTAGCTGGCGATGCTGTTCCAGTCGCCGCCGCGCAGCACGCGGTAGGAGCCCGTAGCAGAACCATGGGGATCGGTGCCTCCCGCATACGCCGCAGATCCAGACCAATCCCAGCACCACTCAAACACATTCCCCGCCATGTCGTGCAGGCCATACCCGTTCGGTGCAAAACTGCCCACCGGACTCGTCGCCGGTGACGTGCCTCCCACGGCACCAATCGGATTGTAGCCGTTCGGACCCTGGTCGTAGGTAAAGCTGGCGGTCGACCCATAGTAGTTTGCCAAGTTCTGCGTGATCGTGTTTCCCCACGGAAACCGCTGCCCGCTCAAGCCACCCCGAGCAGCCTTCTCCCACTCCGCTTCCGTCGGCAGGCGATAGCCATTGGCACTCCACTTCACCTGCACGTTGGTCACGTTCACATTCCCGGCCTTGTAGATCGTCGTCTGCGCATCGTCCGTGTAATACACCGGTGTCTTCCCCGCCTGCTCGCTGCGCGCGTTGCACCACTTCACGCAGTCATACCAAGTCACCGTCTGCACAGGGTGGTTCGCCCCCTTGCCGCTGCCCGCCGCAAGTCCCGTGTAGCCGTTGCTCGTGGCCCAAAAATACACCGCCTGCCACTGGCTCAGCGTCACCTCGGTCACATCCATATAAAAGGCGGACACCGTCGTGCTGACCGGTGCGGCATTCGTGATGTCCGTGTCCGCCGCGACGCTGTTCCCCATCGTGAACACCCCCGCCGGGATCAGCGCCATGCCGGGCGGTGGCGATACAACCTGACTCGCTGGGATGGTAGCTCCAGGTGCGAGCCCGCCCGCCACCATCGCATAGCCCACCGCCGCGATGCGCTGGTCGGGCGTGAGCAGCTGCGAGCCATTGGCCGTGCCGTCATCGAACCACACCCGCAGGCGCACGTCGGCGTTGGCGAAGACGGTAGGAGGGATCGCCGTCATGTTCGTGAGCGTGGTGTCGCCGAGCAGCACCGAGTAGAGGCCCTTGGTCACGGGCAGCGTCACCGCGGTCGCGGGCTCCGTGTTTCCGCCGGTGCCGTCGTTACTCCAGTAGCTGGTGGTGCCGTCGGTATTGACGAGCGCGAACTTGAACGCGCCGGAGCCATCGAAGTTCACCGCCGGATCGCCGACCGCGACGCGGCCCTGGTAGTTGATGATCTGAGGCACCTGCGCCGTGAGCGCAGACCCCAAAACAAAGGAAGAGAAAACCAAGGCTAGCTTTAAAATATAAGTCTTCATGGTAAAATTCACTGATACAACTAAGAGATCCGCCTCCCGAGATGGAGGCGGGATGGTTCAAACACAGTGACTTCCCAAGTAGCAATCAAGGGTAAAAATTCGCGCTTTGGAACTAATTATAACGCTTTTCGCGTTAATTAGAATGGCTGCGGATTACCCAAAAAAAGGGGGCAAACGTTTAAGGTAAATGTGCTCGTCACTTACTTACGCTTGATCCATGTTTAGTTTAAATGTTTGACCGCTGGTTTGTGTGCAGTGCGGACGACGCGGAGGTCGTCCCTCCCCCGGACATGAAGCAGCCCGCAGGGTGACTGCGGGCTTCTGGTTGGGTGCTGACTTAGATGCCGATGCGGAAATCGGCGATCCCTGGATTAGGAGACGGTGATGCGCTTGGCGGAGATGGCGCTGGTGAGCTTGATGTCTTCAGTCCAGTCGACGGCGAGGACGTCGGAGCGACTGGATTCTTCGCGGTAAGTGCGGACAACGTCGACTCCGCCGCGGCGGGTGCGGAAGGTCTTCATGAAGCACGGATCGTATAACGAGGGTGCGTTGTTGCCGTGAAATAAATACAGCTCGGAACCGACGATGTTCTTGGCGCTCTTGGTCTTGCCCCACTTGTTTTGGTCGTAGGAGAGCACGCCGACACGAATATCGAGGTCGGGGTTGAGCAGTAGGCTGCTGAACTGATTGCGGGTGACGCCAACTGAGGCGGCACCAGGGAAGCGCGCGATGACTTGCGGGTTATGCCGGATGGCTGCCCATGCAGGTAGGCCGATGACGATGCGGTTGGGCATCATGCCGGTATCTGTGGCAAGTGCTTCGATTTGTGCGTCGATTTCAGCAATCGGGTCGTTGGTGTTGGCTGCACCAGTCCATGCTCCGATACCGCCTGTGGCAGCGATTGAGCCAGCCACTGCGTTGAACACTTTGCGTTCATGCGAAGCGACGGCGGTCGAGATCAGCGTGCGCGTTTTGGCTTGTTCCAGGTGGAGTGGATCACCCCGCCCTGCTTCGTCGCGTTCGTGATCGTCAATGGGGATTTCGAGCGCCTGCGGTAAGCAGTTGTAAGTGGGATCTGTGGCGGCGAACTCAAGCCGACGTGCCGGTCCACCGACCGCACGGGAGGTGTCGAGGATCTGGAAGCAGTTTTTATCGCTGAAGTCTTTATATTGTCCTGTCGCAGCAGGGACAATGACTTCGGGCGCGATGAAATCGGCCAAGGTGGAACGCAGGTCTTGTGACAGGCCGCGGGCGTAGTTGGTCAGGGTGACGTGGTATTTGCTAGATGACATAATGTGAAGGTTTTAAGGTGGGACTGTGTTAAGGTTGGGTGATTGATCTGCTACGGCATCGTGTAGGCAACTAGACTTTTGGGAACTGCTTCAATCATTTCCCCTGCCACGCCATCCTCTAATGCCACGCCAGCGTAAAAGGTCGCGCCGGAAAATCCCTGATAGCCTGACGAACCGAAGCCAACATCGGCTCCGGAATTTACGCAGTAAAGCCAGTCGCCAGCAGCAGCTGGTTCAACCAGCTTGGCGAGGAATGTGCCAGCATAGCCTCCGTCAAACGCAGCAACGCTGGCGGTTTCGGCATCTGCACTGAGGATAACACCAAAGGCCCGATCCTCTGAGTACCAAGCATGGGCGTGCGGAACGTAATTGACTCCTGCGAGTTTTATAACTGTGCCGACTTGCGCAGATAAGTCAGTCGTAGTTGGCAGATGAATGATGGCGTTAGTTCTTGTTTGTGACATAGTTTTTTAAGTATGAAGGTGGGAAGGAACGCCGCATTGCGGCGAGTTGAAGGTTAAAAGGTGTGAAAGTTGAAAGGTGGCGAAAACGGGGTCGATGCGGAGCACCCTGAAGGGCATACAATCGGCGATTCAAGGGTTAGCGGAACAAGTCCGGTGAAGTATTTCTACGAAATAGTTGTCGGCATTTTATGCCTCGGAACGGTGGCCCTCATCACCGAAACAAGTCCGGTGATTCGGTTTGGGCTTTGGCGAAGACAGTTTGGAAGTCGGCTTGCGGGTTGGCGGCGTGGACTTCAGCGAGTTTCTTGGTTTGCAGCGTCATTTTATCGAGCAGTCCGCTTTGCGCATCTTCGCCGGCAGTGACTGTTGTGAGGACGGGATGACTCGGCAGCGCTTCAAGTGCTTTGACCGCTTTTGCTTCGTCGCGGATGAGCGACTCAAGCCAGAAGCTTTTAGCGTCTGTATCCGCTGGAGCAATACGGCCTGCGTTGACGGCTGCTTCGATTTGCGAGGTGGCGCGGGCTTGGATGGCCTCTTCGATGCGGTTTTTCAGTTCCCGGTTTTCAGTTTCTAGTTCAGAGAACTTGGCTTCGATCGCTTGGACGATGGATTCTTCGGAGGCGTCGACGGAGTCGATGAGCTTGAGGGCGTGGAGTTTGGCTTGGATGGTCATAGATTTGAGGGCTGAGGGGGGAGGCCTGAGGAAACTGTCTGGGGTTCTGTGGCCGATTCGGAGATCGGCGATCCCGGGGCTCCCTTTGCGAATAAGGGTTGGATGGATTTGAAGGCTGCTCGATTGACTAGGCCGCCCATATTGGTTTCGGAACTGATGACTTTGCCTTCTTTGTCCGGGATAAAGGTCGGCGAAAAACGGCGGAAAGTCTTTTCCTGCACGGCGGTCTGCCCCGCCCCACTCCAGTCGACTTTGGCGCGTACGCCGCCTGTCTTGAGATCGTCGCCCGCCCAATAAAACTCAGTGGGCCAAGCGGCGGCTTCGCGGTCTTCGTGATTGAAGTCAAAGAAGGGACGGTCGTCGTTGCCTTCGGTGGCTTTGGTGAGCTGCGCCTGGAGGAAGGCGTTGAGGGTATCGGCGGTTGCAGCGTCGACCGAAATGTCGAGTGCGACGGGTTTGCCAGCGCGGGAGGCATTAATGCGATGCGTCCCTGGAGGCATGTACTGAAGTTCCTGTGGAACTTCAGCGGTCGAGTGATCCAGTGAAAGTGAGAGTGGCGTGGTCAGTGCGGCTTTGATCGCGGTGGGCATGGATCGAGATTTTCGGCTCGGGGTGCCTGCGGCGAGGGGTGCGTTTCACGGAAACTCACTGCGTTTCACGAAAAACTGAAAGCGGAAACACTAAAAGCTGAAACGGAGACTTCCTTTCACCGCTAATGGTCGCTTATTTTACGCTAATCTTAGGTTGTGCGTAGCTTGAGTTAAGCCGCCCCACTTCGCTAAATGTCGCTGAGAGTGGAGAAGGTTATTGGCCGCGGATGTATGGGGAGTTTACTTTACACTAGGAGGATAAATGCTTTAGGTTCAACACGCTCTAAAGCTAGAGGAAAAATCTTCGACAATGCACTAACTTATTTTTCTAAAAACATGAAAAGCTTAGCGATAGGATCACTACTTGTAATTATCACACTTCTAACAGGATGTGCAGCTGGCATGATCCACACAACCTATCGTGTTCCATCAGAACTTCAGTCTACACAGTTTAACAGCTTAGCTAGCCAGTATATGGTGCGCCCTACATTTGTGAGTGCCGACACCATGAAAGACGGTAGCCGTGTATTGAGTGTGATGATTGATTCGTATGGGACGCATCAACCGTCTGTCCCTTTCTACGAAAGGGATAAAATAAAATATATAGAAGCTATCGATAAATATTTAGAATGGGAAGCTAAGGCTCTTAATAATAAAGATATTCTAGAAAAAGAAATTTTACGCGTAAGAAATCCGAATACTCTTATAATTCAACTTAACTTTCACTCAGGAAATGAATATAATCATTACTTAAGTGTGGGATTCGTAAGCAAAGGGCTTTTGGGGGAGACTGCAGTTCCAATACTTACATTTGACAGAAAAAATGCATTAGAGCTGAGAAGACTATTTCAAAGTATGTCGTCCTTTGAGAGCACCGCCGATCGATACAACTAACAATTCAATCAATATGCAACACCTCGCAGGCAATCTGACCATTGACGTTACCTTGCCTGAACCTGGACCATAATCTCGCAATCGCAGTTGTGGTGTAGCGGTGGCGGGGTTGTCCAGCTGCCCGGATAGGTGCTGCCGTTGAGTGGGTTGCACTCGGGGCAATCGCCGCCTGCCCAGACTAGGTTGTGGGTTTTGAGGTCGGTGGTGGCGAGTTGAGCCGCGAATGCAATTTGCCCAGCAGCTTGGCGTGCTAGAAAGGAGGCTGTGCTCTCACTGGCCGCTGCGACGGCCGTGGGAAGGTGGCAGGAACACGGGGACTTGGCTGATGCGGACGACGCGGAGGTCGTCCCTCCCGAAGGTGCCGATACGGTGATCGGCGCTCCCGGGGTAGAAGAGACCTGAGAGCTGAAACCTGAGGCCTGAGGAGATTGGAACAAGTCCTCTTTTGGTCCGGGGGCTGGGACTTTGTGGCGGTCGTAGAGCCATTGCTTGCTGACTGGGAGGCCCATGTCTTGAAACAGCAGTTTGTCGCGTTCGACCATTTTTTGGTCTTTCTCTGGACGCGCGAGTTCGACTTCGAGGAACGGTAGTTCGTCGGCGTTGCCCCAATTCAACTCGATCATGCTGGGGATGAGTTGATTGTTGATTACGTCGATCACATAGGCGGCGTAGTTCTCGTAGAGATCGAGTTCAACTTCGCGGTGGACGTTGCCGAGGGCATAGGAGCCACTGCTGCCCTCTTCGCTGGTGAGCGTCTGGCCGAGGAACAGGAGATCGCAGGAACGGTCAGCGATGGCCATGAGCCGCTCGGTCGGTTCGGACTTACCAGCAACGCCTGGTGTGCTGCCGTTGAGGATTTGTAAATCGGTGCCTTGGGGGAACGCGCCCCATGCGGCGGTGCCCATGTTGCGGAGCATATCAGAGACTTGATCGATCTGGGTCTGCGGGGCGGCGGGATCATAGGTGGCCCAACGGATCGGCAGGCCGAACAGCTCGGCCTTATGCGTCATCCACTCCCAGCCGAGCATGCGGCCTAGCCATAGATGGGCAAGCGAGCGAAGCTGAGCAGTCTCGGCGATATGGCCAGACTTGGCGCGGTAGACGCCGACGAGGAATTTGTGAGGGTATTTTTCAAATGACTTTGGGCTGTTTGGATCTCGGTCGGGGAATAGACGAAGGGCGTTTGAGTTTGAATGTGGGAAGGTTTGAATGTGTGAAGGTTGTTCAAAGCCGAGGCAGCTCCAAGGGACGCGGCGGGTGCCGGCGGGGACGTATTTACCGTGTTCAATCGTCCAATCGATTTCGAGCACCGAGATGCCACGGGCGACGGCGTCGAGCAGTTCG